TCTGCTGAACTGACCATGCAGTTGGATGACTTTGCAGAACGTGTTCTAAAGCCGCGTATTTCGCAGCTGGCCTCGTCTATCGATGCTGACGTTTGCAACGCATACAAGACCGTTGGTAACTCGGTTGGTACCCCAGGTACTACGCCGTCAACCTCGCTGGTTCTGCTGCAAGCTCAACAGAAGCTGAACGAAAACGCTGCTGTCATGTCGCCACGTTACGCCACCGTCAACCCTGCCGCTAACGCTGGTCTGGTTGAAGGCATGAAGGGCTTGTTCAACCCAACTGATACGATCTCGAAGCAATTCAAGAACGGTATGATGGGTACGGGCGTTCTGGGCTTTGACGAAATCAACATGAGTCAGTCGATCAAACAACACACTACCGGTACCCGTGCTGCAACTGGCGCTACTACTGGTGCTGCTGTTACGTCTGAAGGCGCTACCACGCTGACACTGACCGTTGGTTCGGGCGAAACGATTGCTGTTGGTGACGTGTTCACGATTGCTGATTGCTACGCTGTCAACCCGCAGACCCGTGAATCGACTGGTTCGCTGTTCCAGTTTGTTGCTCTGGCCTCGACGACTGTTAGCACGACTGCCACTGTGACCGTTGCCCCGATCTACTCGTCGGCACACGCTCTGGCTACCGTCAACTCGCTGCCTGCTAATAGCAAGGCTGTTGTGTTCGTCGGTGCAGCTTCGACTCAGTATGCACAAAACCTCGTGTACCACAAAGACGCCATCACGTTTGCCACGGCTGACCTTCTGCTGCCGCAGGGTGTTGACATGGCCTCGCGTGCTGTTCACAACGGCATCTCGCTCCGCGTTGTTCGTCAGTACGACATTAATAACGACAGAATGCCTTGCCGTATTGATGTATTATATGGTTACTCAACGATTAGACCCCAGATGGCCGTTCGTATGTGGGGCTAACAGCCATATTTGCATAGTGTAGGATTGACGTGTTACACTACTTCTGCTAACAAAGAGGAGTAGTGTAATGACTGAAATCTGTTGTATCAAAGAGTGTGATCTGCCAGTTACAGCATTAGGACTTTGCAATAAGCACTGGCGCAGAAACAAGAAGTATGGTTCACCTGTTGCAGTAAGTAGCCACAGTGGATTATTCAGAGGGTTGTCTGCCGAAGAGCGATTTAATAAGTCTGTTGTGAAAACTGACGGATGTTGGATCTGGAAAGCTAGTAAGGATAAAAACGGTTACGGGATATTTAGAGGAATGATAGGATCTGTCATGTTCACTAAAGCACATCGATATTCGTATGCACTGCATACAGGCGATTTGCTTATTGGGATGCAGGCTCTTCATACTTGCGATAACCCTAGCTGCGTAAATCCCGAGCATTTATTTTCAGGTACTAATGCTGACAATATGCGCGATAAAGCGCAAAAAGGTCGGGCTAGGGCACCTGTTGGTGAAAAGAGCGGGAAAGCAATTCTTACCGAGCGTCAAGTCAAACGAATACTCAGAGATCCTAGACCTTACACTGAAATTGCGACACAATATGACGTAGCACCTTCCACGATAGGTAGCATTAAACAGCGAGTATCGTGGAAGCATCTCTAAATTACTGAAAGGATTCATCATGGCTCTTCCAAATGGCGCAGACGCTTATCAGGTTTCTGATGGCAATCCGAGTGCAGCTAAGTCGCTGGGTGGTACAGTTCTTCTGTCGAACACCGGCGCTGGTCTGTATTTCCTCAATGTGGCTGTTACAGCTAACTCGACAACTACCACCGCTCCTGCTGGCTCGATTGGTGTCACCACCAATGCTACCGGTCTGGGTAAGCTGTTCATCTCCGATGGCAGCAAGTGGCAATTCGCTGTTGTTGCTTAATTAGGTCGCCCCGCTTCGGCGGGGCACTTATTCTGAAAGGATAAATCATGCCTAATACCAAAGCTACTGGCGTTGCTTACGCCGATCCGCAGTTCGATAGCGTAGCTGTTACCGGTGCTGTCACAGCCGCTTCTGCTGCTGTTTCGGGCGCTGTTACAGCCGGTTCTGTTACTACAACTGGTTCTGTAGCTGCTGCTAATGCTACAGCTGGTCTGTATTTCCTGACCACAGCTATTACCGCTAACTCGACTACCACCACAGCTCCTGTAGGTTCGATTGCTACCACTACCAATGCAACTGGTACGGGTAAGCTGTTCGTATCTGATGGTACTAAGTGGCAGTATGCCGTTATTGCTTAACTAGCAAGATGGGGGCGTCAAGCCCCCTTCTCAAAATATGCCTAATATCTATTTGAAACATCCCATTCACGGTGCCAAAGTTGCTACAATGGAACTTGAAGCCGAGTGTGATCAACAAAACGGCTGGGTGCGTTATAATCCTGACGAACCAGTGCAAGAAGTTGAGATTCCATCCTTCTTGCAAGAACCAGTGAACGAGCTGGCTGCTCCTAAAAAAGGGCGTCCGCGCAAGAATAAAGAGGTCTGATTATGGCAGTCACCACAGCAGCAGATCAAATCTACGCAGCACTTCGATTGATTGGGCAGCTTGCTGAGGGTGAGCAGCCATCGGCAGATACAGCGCAGGATGCGCTGACTGCGCTAAATCAGATGCTGGACTCGTGGAATACTGAGCGCCTCTCGGTATTCTCAACGCAAGATCAAGTTCGCACATGGCCATCTGGTACCCGTAGCATGACGCTGGGACCAAGTGGTACGCTAATCGGCAATCGTCCAGTTCAGCTAGACGATGCCAGCTATTTCCGTGACCCTAGCACCAACGTGTCCTACGGGATTAAATTTATCAACCAGCAGATGTATGATGGAATTGCTGTTAAAACGGTAACCTCCACATACCCGCAGGTCATGTTTACCAATATGACCTTTCCGGACATTGAGATGTATGTGTACCCAGTTCCTTTGCGGGATCTGGAGTTTCACTTCATTTCGGTTGAAGAGCTGACGCAACCAGCGTCACTTTCCACCACACTAGCTTTCCCACCAGGCTATCTGCGTGCGTTTAAGTACAATCTGGCTTGTGAGATCGCCAATGAGTTCGGTGTAGAACCACCTCAAACGGTACAGCGCATCGCTATGACCAGCAAGCGCAATCTGAAGCGCATCAACAATCCTGACGATGTGATGGCAATGCCTTACGGTATCGTTGCCAAGCGTCAGCGATACAATGTGTACGCCGGAAACTACTAATGAAAACGCCGATTCTTGGATCAGCTTATGTTGCTCGAAGCGTCAATGCGGCTGATGCACGCATGGTCAATCTGTACCCAGAGATCGTACCGGAGGGCGGCAAAGAGCCTGCTTTCCTAAGTCGCTGCCCAGGATTGAAGTTTCAGAATCGTGTAGGTGTAGGCCCGATTCGTGGTCTATGGTCACACCAGACTTACGGTGATGACTTCTATGTGGCATCTGGTAATGAGTTTTTTCAACTCGATAGCATCACCGGTACAGCCCGTAAGTTGGGCAACATCTCCGGCACAGGTCCAGTGTCAATCGCTGACAACGGGTATCAGTTGTTCATTGCTTGCGGTGCCAAGGCGTACATTTACAATGAGCAGACGGACACGTTTGCTCAGATCACCGATCCTGACTTTCCAGGTGCAGTCACGGTAACGTATCTTGACGGTTACTTTGTGTTCAATGAACCGAATAGTCAGAAAATCTGGATCACGTCGTTTCTGGACGGTACCTCTATCGACCCGCTAGAGTTTGCCAGTGCTGAGGGTTCTCCTGATGGCGTGGTGGCAATTATCGCTGACCACAAGGAGCTGTGGGTATTCGGTACCGATACTACGGAAGTCTGGTATGACGCTGCTCTGACCGACTTCCCACTGGCACCGATTCAGGGTGCGTTCAATGAGTTTGGCTGTGCCGCACCATTTTCCATCGCCAAACTGGATAACACGATCTTCTGGCTAGGTACAGACCCGCGTGGTGCTGGCATCGTGTATCGCGCTGAAGGCTACATCGCTAAACGCATCTCGACGCACGCAATTGAGTGGCAGATTCAGCAGTACTCGACACTCGATGATGCAATTGCTTTCTCGTATCAGCAAGACGGTCACACGTTTTATGTGTTGAGTTTCCCGACTGCCGGTAAGACATGGGTGTATGACATCGCCACTAATGCGTGGCACGAGCGTGCAGGATGGACTAATGGTGAGTTTACGCACCATCGTGCCAATTGTTACTGCAATTTCCAAGGTAATCCGATCATTGG